ATATCAAGCTAGCGAGCCTGAGATTACTACTGCTCATATCTTAGCTGATCAAAGTATCACTAATGGAGATTTTTCTGATGGCACAACAGGGTGGACAGCAACATATTCAACACTAACAGAGTCTGCTAATGTTCTTAGTATTACGGGTAATGGGTCAGGACTTGACCCTAGAGGTATAGGTGCGGTAACTGGTGACCAAAATTCTGGCGATAAAGTATTTATGTATTCTAAGACAAGAGTCACTAATAGTAATTGTACGCTTTTAGAATCATACGTGCGTAATGGAACAATAGATGAAGGTACTATCTCAGTAGCGACACCTACCATAAATACTTGGTATGAGATATATAGTACATTCACTCTTGGTTCTACCGCTCCGCTACCTTGGCTTGTGCATACATACGCTGATGCAGGTACTGCTAATACTAGTGTTATGGAAGTCGACGGAAACGAAGGTGTATTCTATATCAATATGACAGCGACAGGTATTGAAGATAAAACTTTAGCAGAAATGCTAGAATTTATTCAGACCGTTGGATTCTTTGAAGGAAAGGAAACTGATATTGAAAACGTTTTTAATCCTGAGATTGCACTTCAAAGCTTGCCAGACGGAACACAAGATACACTACAAAATGCTAGCGATGATCTCTCTAACTTTATAAAGAATTGGAGGCATACACAAAGAGTTTCTGATGGAGAGGCTTTTGCAGATGCAACTGATGTTAATACAACAAACCTTCCAAGTATGTTGGACGGATCTTCATTCTTGTTGGTATTAGACGCAGGTAATATTCAGACAGGTACAGATGGAGATACTTCAACAGGAGCTGGGACTATTTATTATGAGCTATCCGCTCCAATAGAAACATATCTTGTTTTAGATCAACTTTATTCTTTTACAGACGGGTATCTTTATCAGAATGGAACACTGCTAAATAATATTGACTATAGCCTTACACAGAATATAACCAGTCGTTTAGACGCTTTAGAGCATGGAGTAGAAGATCTTGACGATGTTGTTTCTAAAAGTGCGACAGTAGATGCTTGGGCAGAGGTTGATATGACAGCTGCAACAGCAGACGCTTTAATCTCTAGCTTTAATGTTGCTAGCTTAACAGATGTAGCAGTAGGTCGGTGGGAGGTTTACTATGATACTCCGATGAATACTCAAACATATGGATATTCAGCGACTGCTTTTTCAAGCACCTCTACTCTTACTTTTACTGCAACAGCTCAAGAGCTTCGCACAACATATATAAAAATCCGTGGCACAACTGATAATGTTGATACACACCAAGAGGCGGATTTAAAGTTTAGCGTAATGGTAATAGAAAACAAGGCGAACTAAGATGAAAATACAATTTTGCATAGCATATAAAAACGATGATGGCGGGACCTCTATTTTGATTCCCGCTTCGGCAACCTTTGATATAGAGAAGCTAGCTGAAACTAATATTCCGAAAATGGAAGATGGGACAGCAAGACCTTATCGAATTGTTGATGTTAATAAAATCCCAAAGGATAGATATTTCCGTAATGCTTGGACAGATGATTTTAAGACTGATACAGTTGATGTCGATCTTGTCAAAGCAGCCGAGATACAAATGGGCCATATTAGAAAGTTAAGAGATGAAAAGCTTAAAAATCTTGATGTCGATTATATCTTAGCTCTTGAAGCTGATAACAGCACAAAGAAGGTGTCTATAAAGAAAGATAAGCAACATCTAAGGGACTTGCCTACTACGGTTGATCTATTCAGGCACGGTAACAATTTAGAGGCTTTAAAAGCCGACTTTGGTGGTCTTGATAATTGAACTAATGCCCGCCTCTCTTTAGTGATTTTTTTAGGGGTGGGTTCTTTAAAAGGGGGTATATTATGAAAGCTATGCATGAAATTATATCAGTATTAATAGTCGGGGCGTTATTGTTATACGCAGTCCATACGCTTGGAAATAGAAAGTCTGATGACAATGACGGTATCGACACTAAGATCGAGATAAATGCCGAGGTTGTAAATATCGAGAGAGGACTAATTGATTTTGATCTTGATGACATAGAGAGTAATAATAATTAATTAATTAAATAGACAATGAGTTCCTACCTATTAATAATATTTTGTTTTTATTTGTCTTTTTACTTTACTTATTACTTATATATAGTATATAATAAGGGTATAAAAATTAAGAGATAGGAGCAAATAAGATGAGAAATTATTTCAAAGCAACAGATGAAGAAAGCCTAAAAAAAGAATATAAGGATTTAGCTAAGATACATCATCCAGACTTAGGCGGTAGCGTTGAAGTAATGAAAGCGGTAAATTTGGAATACGAATTTTTACTAAAAAACGTTTTATACAAAACTGAAAGCCTAGCCGACATTGAAGAAATATTAAAGAATGACAAAGATCTAAGGGAAAAGTTAGATAAGGTAATAGCCATTATTAATAGCCTTGAGGTTGAAGCTGAAATTTGCGGCACTTGGCTTTGGGTTGAAGGAGATACAAAAGAAATAAAAGAAGATCTCAAAAACATTGGTTTAAGATGGGCTAGGACTAAAAAAGCTTGGTATTTTCACAGCGGAGAATTTTCAAGAAGAAGCAAAAAGACTTTTAGCCTCAGAGAGATAAGAACAATGCATGGATCAATAAAAATTAACGAAAGAAAGAAGTTATATAAAATAAAGTAAAAAAAGTTTAACTTAAAGCTTTACTTATTACTTATATTGTGATAATATATAAGTATTAAACAAAACGAAAGGAGTAACAAAAATGGAAAAACAAAAATTAAGAATAACAGCGTTATTAGATAACTGTAAAAGATTCGCGGTAGTATTTATGAACCAAAAAGTAGCGGTTGCTTTTGATCGTGATAGCGGGGGGAAAGTCGGTAACGACTCTATAATGATCAGCGGAGAAATCGATTCAGGAGGCTCTGCGAAAAACTGGTATTGTATCGTTAAAGAAGGCTCTATCTTTGAAGTTGAAGTTGATGCAGAATTTTATAGAAAGAATAAAAATCGTATCAAAAAGTGGAAGATGGAAGAAATAGAAGAGTTCGGTATTACTAAAGAGCGTTGTAATGAGCTTGAAAATATAGAAAATAACATCGAATAACTTTAAAGCCTCAGTCCACTCCCAAATCTTAGGGGTGGCTATGAGATTTTAAACAAAACTAACAGGGGAACAAAATGATTAAAATAATAATTACTGCAACAATCGTTTCATATTTTATGGGATTTTATTGCGGTAGATTGCAAGCACTAACACCAAAAAGGAAATATGGGCGCAAATAAAGAATTAAAAAAACCTATCTCTTTTTATATAAGAGATACTACTGAGCGACAAATTATTGCTGCAATGTTGGTCCTGCTTAGATCAGACGATAAACACAAGCAAGCGTTTAAAACTATGCTAAACATAAAATAGAGGGGGTAACAATGAGAGCACAAATATTTATTGATGAAAAAAGCACGGTGAAGCTGAGTAAAATAAACAGCAAAGATGGAGTACTTTATACATTAGAAGTAAAAACAGAAGAGTACGGAAGTAGTATTGATCTATATAATATTGATATAATCAAAGATAAACTAATCGAAGAACTTAACAAAATAGAGGAGGAATAACATGGAAGAATTAACAAAAGAAATTGATAAACATATTGAAGAAAGAAAAAGAGTTTTAGAAGAATATTCTATAATGTTTGATAAGATTGAAGAATATTTTAAATATCACCCTGACGTGGAAATATTCCACGGTGATTACGTTTTTAAATTGATCAATAAAAGACTATATAAAGCATCACTTAACGGAACAGAAGAAGAATATTATTATGAAACACCGATAGATTCACGAATGAACATAATAGAAACATTAATGAAAAAACTTAGTCTACAACTATTAGGAGAATAACATGGAAAATACAATCAAGAACATGATTAAGAACAATTTTAAATAAAATAGAGGGGTAACAATGGAAGAACAAATCGAAGTACAAAATGTTAATATATCAAATAAATTAAATAAATTACCGTTAGCGTTAAGCAAGGCTCAATTAGAGTTTGGAATGACTCTAAAAAATTGTACTAATCCTTTTCACGGATCTAATTATGCTGATTTATCATCAATAATAAGATCTACACGAGAAGCTTTATGTAATCACGAGCTAGCATTAATGCAGTTTGTGTCTGGAGATCATAATGTAATAAAAGTCACTACACGGCTATATCATAGCTCTGGTGAGTACATAGAAACGTCAATGAAAGGTAAGCCTTTAAAACAAGATGCACAATCTCAAGGCTCAATTATTACATATTTAAGAAGATATTCACAGGCCGCTATTCTGAATGTTGCTCAAGAAGATGATGACGCTAATTCTGAAATAAAAGAGAAGGTTAATAGTAAAGTAAAGAAATTCAAGGAATCTTCTAAAGTCAAGGAACCTTCTAAAGTTAAGGAGAACGTAGTAAATAAAGAACAAGCGATTAAATTGACTAATCTATTAAACGAACTTGGAGACGGCAAGGTTTTTACAAAGATATTCAGGGATCATAATATTTCTAACATTAATGACCTGCCAATTCAATATTTTGATGCAACTATGTTGTCTTTAAATAACATGATAGAGCACAAAAACAAGAAAGATAATAAATAATAACAACCTTAGCGTTTAGTTGTTGTTGATACTAGACGCTATTTTACAATATAAAAAACTGGAGCAAAATGAAATTAATTAGTTTATCACAAGAAGAAGGCCAAAACGAAAAATGGCTAAAATGGAGAGAAGGGAAATTAACTGCTAGCACAAGTGCAGCAATCATGGGGATCCACACTTACAAAACTCCTTATATGCTTTGGGAATCAATCAAAGGCCTTTCACTTCCTACGGTAGTCAATCCAAACATGACAAGGGGTAAGCTTTTAGAAGGAGAAGCTAGAGACGCTATAAACGAATTATTTGACGAACGCTTTGAGCCCGTCTGTGTAGAACATGAACTTTATCCGTTTTTAATTTCTAGTCTTGACGGACTAAACGATGATAAGGATATAATCTTAGAAATAAAATGCCCCAATCCCTCTTTTGATAATCACATATCAAGGCATTTTGGAAGCGTTGAGGAAGTTAAAGAGTGTTGTCCCGACTATTACCACCAGTGTCAGTGGCAAATGCTAACCACGGGGCCCGAAGTAACCCAATGCGTTTTTGCTACATATTGGAGAGGCAAAGTAGAAAACATTATTCTACCGAGAGACGAAGAATATATAGCAGAATGCGAGAAGCGAGCTATAAAGTTTTATCAAGAAAACATCATTGGAGACAAAGAGCCTAAGAAGATTAGGGTTGTAGGTCAGAAAAACAATGCAGGAGATTTTTCTATAATAGAACAGGAGGGGCGACCCTTAGAAATAATATCTAGAGCTATTGAAATAGACGAAAGAGAAAAGGAAATTAAAAAAGAAATATCATCACAGCAGAAAGAGCTAAAAGCTTTAGACATAGAAAAAAAGTTATTGCGTGATGAGCTTGTAGAGCACTCTGACGACCTTGATTTTTATTGTGGTCGTGTTTGTTGTACTAGAGTGAACAAACGCGGTGTGGACGTAGAAAAGATGTGTAGGGACCATGATATTAATATTGATGACTACAAAAGTAAGGACATAGGATTTTGGAAATTAAAAGTGGAGGCTAGATAATGGGATCCATGTCAATGAAAGAGCACAAAGACGGAACAGAATCTTATAGGGTTCAGTGTCGAAGAACGGGTCTGTCGTCGATATCAAAAACATTTGAGATACCAGACGATGCTTTAAGATTTTTAAAGCTTGAGAAAGCTTTTATATCATCATGCAAATCTTGTCTTTTAGATGATGAAGCTTATGTTAAAGAAATGGAATATAACTACCGTAACATAAAGATACGCTAATTAATCAAGTCTATGTCTGACTATAAAAGATTGTTTTGTTTTGGTGGGGTTGTCTTAAGACGATCCCATTTTTTTGTCGCATATAAATAGCGATGTAAAGCCAATAGTTTTAAGAAGATAAGAGGCAACATTTTTCAATAGTGTTCCACTTTTTCAAACGCTAGTTTTGTGTGTATGAAAAAAGGAAGTTGAGCTGACGATTTGCATACGACGAAAAAACGATAATCAGCTTTAAAACAATATTAGAGTGTGATATTATAGTATTTTATTAAGGGATAGGCTTAGCGGCTGAATAGTATTAGCGATGATACGTTCCCTTATTATTATTCATCGCAGTAACTAAAATCGCGAGTTACAATCTTATCATACGATATCTTTGTATCCGCGCAACGTGGAGACTCACATGACAACAAGTATATCAGAATTAACAGAACAAGAAGCGATGCTATACGAAGCAATCAGAATCAATGTTGATGATGATGGCATATGTAGAAGAAGCACAAAAGAGCTTGGAAGAGCCTGCCATATTAGCAAATCAGAAGTCCCTAAATTAAAAAAATCTTTAGCAAAAAAAGAGTGGATCATATTAGAAAAGATTATATATGAAGATGGGGCGATGGAGCCTGATAATATTCATTTAACTAAATCAGAGGACTAACAATATGGAAATTAAAGTAATAGCTCATTATATAGACGTCAGGGATGATATCGAAAAAAAGCTCAGAGGGTCTTTATCAATAGAATTGCCCGAGCTAGGTATACAATTAAAAAGCATATTTTTTTGCAGGATAGAGGATAGGTTTTTTATAGTTAATCTTGACAGAAGAAAAGGTACTGTAAACGGAACACCCTGTAAATACACAACGTTTAGATTCAAAAGTTACAAAAAAAACGATAAATTTTCTAAAGATTTACAGCTAGCCTGCTCAATATATCTATGCGAAAAAGTATTAAATATTCCATTGATGCAGTTTGAATATTTCCAAAAGCTAGCTAAAAAAGAGATGGAAAAAAACAATATAGACATAGATAAAACGTGATATCTAAAGGAAAAGTAAAGTATTACTTAAAGATTTATTAGCATAAAAAATAGATAAAAAAAAGAGCTTTGGATTTTATAAGGTATTATATTATAGTGTTTTTTTAAGGCTGAAAAGCTCGTTATTTAGATAATATCTAAAAAGTAATAGGTAACCATAAAGTCCACCAGACCTAGATTACCTATACAGCGTCAATTACAAAGACAAGGCGATTATACCAAATACTAATAAAGTATAACAACCCAAAAACAACCAAAAAGTGAAAAACTTATTGGAGGGTTTTTTACTAAAAGCGTAAAACTAAAGATTTTAGTAAAAACATAAGTATAATACCACATCCTTGTAGTTTCTCGCAACAGTTAAAAAATTGGTAACGTTGGAGTGGAAATTATGTCAAAAGTTGAGCAAATTAAAGATCATCAAAAAGTATATTATAGAAAATCATTCCTAGAAAAATATGATTTATCTTTTTCGATTGTGTTACAGCACCTATATTATCATATTACATCGAATGAAAAGAAGAAGGTAAGGAAGGCTTGCAAAGACAATAACTATTGGTATTATGCGACATACCGACAAATAGCATACTCAACGGGTCTTACGGCTTCACAGGTCAAAAGAGATATTAAAAAGATATTTAGAGAGGGGCTATTAATTGAAGGCAACCACAACTTTATTAAAAGCCACGAAAGAAAATGGTTTACATTGGGAAATATTAAAGAGCTAAATTTAAATGAAGAAGTCCCGCTTTTTTTAAAATTAGATAGGTTTATCAACAACAAACCGCAGCCTGCCCTATTACATAAAACATTAAGTTTTATAATGGAATCTTTCGGTTCAAAGAACGAAGTATCATTAACTTTTACAGACATTTCAAGCTTCTTAAAAAATGCTTTATCACCTAGACAGGTTGTATATTGGGCTAATAAATTGGTTGAAAAAGGCGTGTTGATTATAAATAAAATTGGCAAAAAGTTATCTACATTCTTGTTCACAAACGATGTTTATAGCCAAAATGATAGCGACAAAAGTGTTCACGATAGCGACAAAAGTGTTCACGATAGCGACAAAAGTGTTCACGATAGCGACAAAAGTGACAGGGGTATAACAAGGAAGAACAAAGAAGCTTTTAAAGAAGTATCTCAGGAACATTGTAACACGCGCAAGCGCGAGCGTTGTTTTTCTATAAAAGAGATAGGGGAATTAAAAATGCTAGAAGCTAGCTTAAAAGAAAGCTACATAGGCTATCTCTTAAAGAAGTTTAGTTTTGAGAAGCTAACGGAATTAATCATTTATTGTCAGGAAGTCAAACCTAATTGCGTAGGTGCATATCTAAGAATGCTCTTAAGAAAAAATCCTAGTGGGTTATTGCCACAAAAGGAAAATATTAAGCTGGCTAAGGAGTATTTCGGAAAATATGATATTCTGATAACAAAAAATTACGTAAAGATAACTAGCGATATAGAGTTTTCTTTTTGTGATAGAGTGGAACTTTTTAGGGAAAGATTTTTATATTACATAGATAGAGCGAAGAAGAAAGAAGGTGTTTGCGGGAATCATAATAAGAGGCTGGTTAAGAAGCTTAAGGATGTTAATCCATATACAGTTAAGAGCATGAACAGCTATCAAGTTGTCGTTAATTCTTTTAATAGCCAACTAACATTAGATTTGTATAGCGAAACGGCAGAAGGGGATTTAGAGGAGTTAATAGAAAGAGAAAAAGCGATAAAAAATGAATCGGAGGAGAAGGTTTCAGAGTTTAAGAGCGTTCAGGATTTGTTTGACAATAGCCTTCTAGAGGAGCTTTTACAAGATGAAGATAACCTTTATGAAGAATTAAAATATAAAACAGTTGGAGAGTAAAAAATGGAATATAAATTAGTAGAAATAGAAGAATATAAAATTATAATAAAAGATGAAGAGCCAGATAGTTATAGCACTTTTTTAGATTATGATATAATTGGCTATGGTAAGACGAATGAAGAAGCTTATAAAATGGCTTTTGAAAATATTTTAAAGCCATATTGTAAAAGTATGGAAAAAATAAGAGAGGTGGGGAAGCTTCTTTCTTCCGAAGAATTTTATTTATCTGATGACCTTCTTTATGAATGGAAAGAGATAGAAGAATTAAGGAGAGAAGACTGGAAAGCGAATTCAGTTTCCTCAGACATTAAAAAAGTAATAGGTAACCATAAGGTCCACACGACCTAGATTACCTATACAGCGTCAACTACAAAGACAAGGTAATTATACTACAAACAAAAAAAGTATAACAACCCAAAACAACCAAAAAGTGAAAAACTTATTGGAGGGTTTTTTACTAAAAGAGTAAAACTAAATATTTTACACTAAAAACATAAGTATAATACCATATCCTTGTAGTTTCTCGCAACAGTTAAAAAATTGGTAACGTTGGAGAAGAAATTATGCCAGAAAATCATTCAGAAAATATACCTAAAAAATTAGATCATCCTTATTTAGCTACTATACCATATAACGTCTTATCGGATAAAAGCCTAACAGATGGAGCTAAACTCCATTTTGGATATATTACAGCTTTATGTAAAAACGAGGGCTATTGTTGGGCTACAAATGAACAGTTAGCCGAGGTACAAGGAAAGTCAAAAAAAACGATATCAGGATACAATAGCGAGCTTAAGAATAATGGGCATATAATTATTGAAGCGGATCATAGACCATATAAAACAGAAGAAGAGAAGCTACTCTGGAAAAATTGTAAAAAAATATATGTAGATATAGCATTTGTAAGGAAAGAAATTATCAAGAAAGGCAACCCGATAGTAACAAAAACGTTACCTTCCATGGATAGTAACGAAAACGTTACTTCATTAAGTATAAAAGATAAGTATAAAAAATCGATCGAGCGAGAATCTTTAGAAAATATAGAATTAAAGGCACTTGGTATAGACTCAATTGCGATAAACTTTTCTAAGAAATACTCAAAAGAAAAGATCGACATAGCAATATACAATATGAAAACAGCTAAATATGATAATCCGAGTAAGTACTTCACGGCTATTTTAAAAAATCCCGATTTAACAAAGAATGTTAATAAAGAAGATAATATTGAAAAGAATAAGATAACAGCTATAGAGCTTAATAAGAAATATAATGAAGTCGTTTTACAGGGGGTTAAGATATATATTGAAGTTTGCAAAGATTATTTTGAAATAATAGCGAATGGTCAGATGGTTATAAATTTGAGATATGATAATAAGATATTCGAAGAGTTATTGAAAAAGCCGTTAGAGAAAATAGAAAGATTAAAGGATTAAGGGACGCTAGGTAGGGGTAGGTTAAGCTTAAATAGTTTTTATATAAAAACACACGTTGGATAAAAACAAGTCCCGACAAGGGACGTTAAAGGAGATTGGATATTAAGAGCTATTTTGAAATAATGGAAGAAGAAGGGGTTAGAGTGTGCGACATAACAGAAAAAGAATATATGTTCTGCCCTGTTGACTATGTTGACGATACTATCGCTATGTATAAAAGAGCCTATGGAAATTCTAAAATAATAAGAAAAGGAAACCTGAGATAACACATCTGCTAATTTATTGTTCAGGAGGCTAGTTACACTTAATAAAATATAAGAAATCAGTACAGATTAAAATCTTGTTATGGTAATATAAGTACTTAGAACGACGCTAGGATGCGTTTTATAAAAAACTTTGGAGAGGGAATATGGATGAGATTAAAAAGTCAGTAGAAGCCATAGAGCTTAAGTTTCAAGTTATGCTTGAAGATTTTGAGAAAATGAAACGAGGTAATTATGCGGCAGGTCAAAGATGTAGAGTTGAAAGCGTAAAGCTAGAAAAAGAATTCAAAATTTTTCGTAAGGTTTCGATGGTGAAATTACCAAGAATAAGAAAATCTAGAAAATCTAAAAAGGGGCAAAAATGACGATACAAGCTCAGGAATTAGCAGTTAGAGAAGATTTATTTAAATTCGTTGATAATATCGATAAAAGAATAGAAAACAAGGATCCATATTTAAATTCAATAGATTTGAGATTAAAGGATATCGCGTTAGATATTCTTTATGGAACTGGGGAGCATGACAAGCCAGAGGTCCTTAAGACCTTGAATCAAATAAAAGAGTATACTGGCTCACCAGATCTTTTTTGTCCAGAATCAATTATGAAAGTAATAGCGAATTTAAGATTTTTAATGGGGGAATAGCAATGGACTGGAATTATCTTAGACGTATTTTAACTGTGTTCTTAAGCTCTTTTGTCGTATGTCATATATGCACAAGATCAATGCCGTTTCAACGGCAAATACAGTGGTCTATGCTAGCCGTAGGGATATATATAGTAGTCTATATAGTTAAGACATTAAGTGGAGAAAAAGTATGATATTAAAAGCGATCACAAGAATTTTAATAGAAAAATCGTCTTATATGACTGGAAGATCAACAGTGATAATTTTGCGGATGATAATTGACATAATGAAATCAGATAAAAAGATGATTATATCAACAAAAAAGGCTTTGTCTGATAAATATTGCTTTTCTCCGCCGTGTGTAACAATGGCTTTATCTAATGCCAGTAAGATGAACATATTAAATGTAGATTCTCCAGAGAATGGATGCACAGGGGTAAAGATCAACATAAACAAGGAATTTCTGAGATGAAAGAGAAGCCAGACTTAAGTTTTTTATTTGAGATGTTGTTGAAAAAATGGTCTAGCTTTTTAAATCAATATGACATTGTTATAGTCACCTACTTATTTAACCAGATCATAAAGAGTGATTTTTATAGCGTTAGTGACACAATGGATTCTATTGTTCACGGTAGCAAATCAAGCGTGCCTACTCTCAGGAGGTGTTTTGATAAGGTTTCTACATTTAAAATATTGTATATTAAATTTGACGCGCAGGGAAAATATGTTGTAAGATTTGGCGACAAGGTGCGGCAAGAAATAGCTAAAAAATACGGAGCTATTAAATTATGAGTGAAAATAAAGCATTGATGAGTAGAGCAGACCTCTTAGGGAGGTTAAGCGAGCTAGAAAAAGAAGATATGAGCCAATCTGATGATATAGAGTCATATTTATTATTATTAAAGTGGGCGCATTGTGAAGTTGAAAGATTAGAATCAGATTTAGAGAGTAAAAAAGATTTTGATAATTATTTAATTGAAGAGATCGAGATTTATAAAGCTCAGCTTGAAGACTCAAAAAATGCCAACGGAAGATTAAACACAGTAATAGAAAGCCAAAATTCTTTAATAGAATATTATTTTAAGGAAGAAGAAGAAAGGATTGAAGAAGATGTTAGAGATTTTGAAGATATAAAGCGTGGGTATAGTGTTCTATACAATGATTTAAAGGGTCTTTTAGATGTTTAAACGAGGTATAGACACGTTTATTGGTATTAAAGGCAAGAGTGAGCTATTACACGACATAGCGTTATTAGAGAAAGAAGTAGAAAGTTTAAAGAAGCAGTTGTCTGATTATAAAAAAACCACAATCAAATATAACGGTCATAAAGTATTATTTAAAGACATAGCGGGCGAGTTTAATAATCTTGATATAGGCATCTAATGGCGTTTAAGATAAAGCATAATAATAGATCAAAGTATAATTCAGAAAAAACGAAGCTAGACGGTAAAAGTTTCGATTCAAAAAAAGAAGCTAGGTATTATATAGCACTAAAGGAGCGTCAAAAAACTGGTGAGATTGTATTTTTCTTACGTCAAGTACCATTTGATTTGCCAGGAAATATAAAATATAAACTTGATTTTCTAGAATTTCATTCTGATGGAACAGTTGTTTTTACAGAAGTTAAAGGGTACATGACTCCTCTAGGAAAACTTAAGATTCAGCAGTCAGAGGAGCTTTACAATATTCATATTAATGTTATATGATTAATAGACAGCATTAATCTTGAGGTTGTAATGGAAGAGTTTATATGCAAAAATTGCGGGATATTATTTAAAGCTTATAAGCTTAGAGGTAAAGACAGGGTATTCTGTTCTTTTGATTGTAAGTCGGAGTTTTCTCATATTTTTAAGGAATGTGAATTTTGCGGAAAAACATTTAAAACATTAAGATGTCACAATCATAGGTTTTGTTCACAAAAGTGTTCTAATTCAAAAACAATGAAAGAAAGATCTTTAAAAACTAAAAAAGCATTATGTAAGTGTATTCAATGCGGAAAGATTTGGTATATAAAAGAAAGTGAAAAAAGAGTCCGAGAAAAACACGGAAAAACCATAAAATTTTGCTCATTAGAATGTTATAAAAAAAATAAAGAAAGAGTAACAAAATGTTCTTTTTGTGGAAAAAATTTCAATTCTAAAAGAACAAGTACAAACTTTTGTTCTAAAGATTGTTATTGCAAATGGAAAATAAATAAACATTTAGATAATCCAGGAAGCTGGTATGAGAATGGGTATAAGGTTATTTACATAGGCGGTGGGAAAGGCGTTAAAGAACATATAAAAATAATGGAAGACTATATCGGAAGAAAAATTGATGTCAAAAATGAAAACGTACATCATATAAATAAAATTAGAGATGATAATAGACTGGAAAATTTAAAATTAATGACCGAAGAAGAACATTCCAGACTTCACAGAAAAAAAGAGATATTTGAAGGTAAGCCTTTGTTTGGCAGAGACTACTAGAAAAAGCAAGTCGAGGATCTTTATCCAGTAACAATAGAAGAAGTTTAGGCAATATTCATCAAACAAGCTTGACATAAAAAGCCCTCCAGCCTAAACTAGAGGGTGAATATAAAAAAAACCCTAACAAAAGGAATTTCTATGTCAGATTGTAGCGAAAAACCTCTTACAATAAAAGAACTAACATCTAAAGCCGGCAAAGCATCCGTTGCCAAGCTTACAAAAGAACAGTTAAAAGCTAGGGCTACTAAAGCTAGTCATGCGAGAGCATGTTATAAAGATTTGCCAAAGGCTAGCCATTCTGGGGAAATATTAATTAATGACCGGGTAATTGAATGTTTTGTGTTAGAAGACGGTACAAGATTAATAAATCAAACATCAATGATAAAAGCTATAGGGAAAGGAAAACAAAGTAGCAAGAAAAGAAGTGCAACCGGTCAACTTCCGGTTTTTTTGGATTTTAAAAGCCTTAGCCCTTTTATGCCGGACAATATATTAAGCTACTCCACTCCTATAGAATTTAGAAAACCAACAGGCGGGAAAGCTCAAGGATTTAAGGCTGAATTGTTGCCGGAGGTGTGTGATGTATACCTGAAAGCTAGAGATGCCGGAGCGCTTAAGTCTAACCAGAAGCATATAGCAGTAGAATGTGACATTGTAGTTAGAGCTTTGTCTAAAGTGGGGTTGATAGCGTTAATTGATTCTTCAACCGGTTATGAAAAAGAGCGGGATCGTTATGAGCTTCAAAAATTCTTGTCTAAATATATTCAAGAAGATTTCATGCCATGGACAAAGAGGTTCCCAGATGTTTTTTTTGATCTATATAAAAAGATGTACGGTATTCCAAAGGAAGAGCGTTGTCATTCGCACGTTGGGTGTTTTATCAATCGTATGTATAACGAAATGGGCGAGGGAGTGCTTGAAGAGCTTAAGAAGGTTAATCCGATAGAAGAAAACGGAAAGAGAAAAAGCAAGCTTCATCAAC